ATTTAGACGGAGAAGAATTTATTGAGGGTATAACTGATAACCCTAAAAAATTCGCTGAAACAAATCATAACATAGTAACCAATGAGATAATGCCGTTGAAAAATTATAAAGTAGAATCAGTAAAAGTTTATTTGTGTAATTAATTAAAGGAGAAAAAAATGTTACAAACATTAATCACAAAAGAACAGGTTTTTGGTGAGTTACCTGGAACAATAACTCAACCAGTATATAAGCAACAAGAAATTTGCCAAAATTCTAGCGGTGAATATTTCAACCCTAAATTTGGGCTATATAATCTATAT